TCCCATACAAGAAATAAAATATGGCTTTTAAACTCAACAACCCACCTTACACGGTAGACAATACACCTATTTACAAAGTAGACATGGAAGAAGGTGTTATGGGTAAAGCCAATAACAATGGATCTATTCTACTCAGTAAAAATTTAAGTCCATTAGAAGCAGAAAAAGTTATTAATCACGAAAAAATACACCTCGAGCAAATGAAGCGTGGTGATTTAGATTACGACGATAAATACGTTTACTGGAAAGGTAAAAAATATTCACGAGCACAAATGCAAGAAGGTGCTAAAAACCTGCCTTGGGAAGCTGAAGCTTATAGAAGAGCATAATAAAAAATAAAAAAAATGGCTTTTAAAATGAAACATAAGCTAACTTCTGTTGGCTTAAAGCAAAGGTCTAGTACGCCTTTATTTAATATAGACCCTACTGACATAGATAAAAATAAACAAGAAAAACCTTCTGATTACGAAGAAATAAACAGATCTGTAACAACTAGAAGAGGCATGCAGAATAACATACCCGGAACTTTCACTGATACAAGAATAACTGAAAGAGCAGATTTTAACACTGAAATTCCAGTAGCTACAGGAGGTTCACGAACCGAAGATGTACCTCAGTACATAGAAAGTTTAAAGAAAAGATTTCCAGGAACTCCTGGAAGCGTATTGGTTGAAGAAGGCTACATAGATCCTAGCTTTGAAGATCAATTTCCTTTAGACTATGATCAGCGCGATAGATTAGAAACTAGTTTTGTACCTGATGCTGTTGAGGAGTCTGGACCAGAGTATTTAGCATATGAATCAAATTTTGGAGACGCTATGGATTTTGCTGGAACCCATATTTACGGTACTGGAAGATTAATTCGTGGAAATGAAGGAGAAAATATGGCTAGAAAAGTTATAAAAAGATCTAGATACGGAGCAAATAGAGGTGAACAAGAAGCTAATCTAGGTGAGCAAGGTCTTGGCGTCACGCAATACCAAGGTGGATCTAGCGGAATGATAGACAGAGATAGAAATAATTTTGGAGCAGAAACAGCCTCTGTTATTGGAATAACTAATATAAATGACTATAAGTTAGGTAGAGATTTTGGTATTGGATATATAAACCAAGACTATAAAAATGCTATAGCCTTGGCTAGAGAAAATTTTAAAAGGCACGGAGACAAAAACCTACTCGCTCAAGAAAAAGCTAAAGCATTAGAAATAGCTGAACAACAAAGAAGAGCTGCTAAGCGTGGAACTTTTGCTACACCAGAGATGAAACAAAGATTTGAACAATCTCACGATACCTTATATAATAGGCAGAGACCAACACCTCCTAAGTTTGAAGGAACAAGAGCACAGCGAGCAGCTCAACTTCGAAACTGGCAAGGTGGTGGTAGAACTGGAAAATCTAAACCGGCTTCTATCACCAATATTGACACTGGTTATTTTGATAATTAATATATAAACAAATAATACTGGATTTAAGTGAAAAAAATTTGGCAATGGCTTACGGGTTCCGTCATAAAAGAAGTTGGCGAGGTTTTAGATAATCTTACAACTACTAAAGAAGAAAAGTTAGAAGCTCAAAGGCTAATAACTGAAATCCTTGAGAAAGCTGATAAAGAAGCACAAGAGCAAGTCACAGCAAGATGGAAAGCGGATATGGAATCTGATAGTTTTTTATCTAAAAATATAAGACCTATGGTACTTATATATCTTACTGTTATATTTACTGTATGTGCGTTTTTTGATGGAAATATAGGCGAATTTACAATATCAGAAGAATATATACCAATATTCCAAACATTATTAGTAACTGTTTACGGTGCTTATTTTGTTGGTAGAACTTGGGAAAAAGGAAAAGCAATAACAAAAAAATAAATAAATAAAATGGCAAAAAATCAACCAACTAGCGGTATACCAGTTGTAAGCTATAGTGATGTATTAAATATTCCAAAACCTGGAGTGATAGTTTCAGGAGCCAATACTACGGCTGGAACAACGTTAACAGATGCTACCAAAGATTTTACAAGATCAGCTACAAACGCGCAGGGTTATATTATATCAGGAGGAGATGTTGTGTATGACATTACTACTGGTGTTTTTATTGAAATAATTGCTGTAACTAGCGCCACGGAGATATTACTATCTTCAGGTATAGCTGTTGGTAATTATGAGATATTTAAAGGAAATAAATTAAAATCAGATGGTTATAGTTTGTTTGTTGGAAGCGGAGGTGATTTAATTTTAGAAACTGTAGATGGGCAAGAGGTAACACTTAAAAATGTTGCTAATAATTCTTATGTACCTCTTCAAGTAGCTAAAGTAAAATCTGGAACTACAGCACTTGACATCGTAGCACTAAATTAACATGCCTAGTATATTAGCAAACGCAAACGCTATATTAGCGATACCAAACATACCAGGAGCCGCGGCTGTTCCAACAACTGGATATATACTTCTAGAAAACGGAACTGATAGAATGCTTTTAGAAAACGGAACTGACTTGATGATCAGAGAATAAAAAACAAAAAAATGGCAGATATAAAATTTTCACAATTTACACTACAAACTGGTTATACTAGCATACAAGAAATAGTTGGTTATAATGGTTCTAGTAATGTTAGGATATCACCTGACGATTTTATGACTTCTTGGAACGGAAGACAATCAGCGCTAAGGCTTCAAAACAATATAGTAGGAACTACTAGCTTACTTGAGGTTGGCGCGGGTTCTCATACGTTAACAGAATTAAACCTAGTAACCAGTGCTTCTGCTAGTTATCAAATAAACGGTTTGAAAGCTGCTTCATATAATGGAACTGGTTGGGATTTAGCTAATGGAATTTTTACAACAAGTGGAGCAGATGTAACTATTGCTTCAAGAATTTTAACAATTGGCGACGGTGTATCAACTTTACAAATAGACCTGCTTACAAGTCCAGCAACGCCATGTGAAATAAGTGGTGGAGGATCTCAGATACTTATTCAAACACCTGGTTCTGATTTATTAATTGGTCCAAATGATGACATAGCAATAGACGATACTGGTTCTCCTCAAGTTACACTTGGTTCACCTTTAAGGCCAGCGCAAATTGTAGACAGTACTGGTTCTCAAGGTTCCGCTGGTTATGTACTAACTTCAGATGGAAGTCCAAATTTCCTCGTTAGATGGGAACAAAAAAACCCAGCTTGTCAAGTTAAAATATCAGGAGGTGCAGGTTTAGCTAACACAAACAATGGAACAGACTTTTTAGTACCTTATAATACTGTAACTGTTAACGATGATGCTACAATATTTAATCCTGTTGTAACCGGTGGTTTAGGCAATCAAGGCGCAATACAAGTTTTAAAAGCTGGTAGATATGCTTTTCAAGCTAGATACTCGTCTTTTGATTTAGTTCAACCTGGCTTACCAACTGTTGATGGTAATAAGTTTTTTAGAATAACTGCTTCCACTGACACAGTTGCAGCTGGTATTGGAACTAAACAATGTGTATTACAAGACTTGATTGTTGCTACATCTGTAAACGGAGAGGCTGTAGTCACTGGAGCTGGTTATATGGATTTAAATGCGAATGATTATTTTAAAATCGTTGGATTTCACAACGGCGCGACTGGTGGATCTGGAACACAAGGCTTTCCAGTCAACAATAACGCATTGTTTAACGAACCACAGCTTTGGCTTGTAAAAGTGCAATAAGTGAGGTAATTATACACATATAACAATTAAATTAAATTAAATAAAATGGCAAAAATTACAGAAGAACAACTAGAAAAGGTATCTAAAACAAACAAAGAGCTAGAGTCTATTATTTTAGAAATAGGCGTGTTAGAAACAAAAAAACATAGCTTGCTTCACAAGATAGCTGAAGTTAATAAGGTTTTAGAAGATCAAAAAGCTGAGTTAGAAAAAGAGTATGGTAAAATATCCATAAACTTAGAAACTGGCGAATATACAGAAATTAAAGAGTAGTATTGTGGATTCGGTTATAAGAAAAATAAGTATTGGATCTGACTACAAAAATGATGCTATGCACTACTCCGTGGGTCAACAAGTTTACGGTGGGCACGAAATAGCTTATATTGTTTTCGACGATAAAGATTCATCTTATAATATTCACATTAAAAAAAATAGAGAGGTATTGCCATGGAAGAAGTTTAATTCTAACATGGCTATATCTGTTGAATATGATTTAGAGTATTAATGAACTCATTATATGACTTCATCGTAAAACCAGTTGGTGAAAAATACAGCAACACAGTAAAAGTAGGTGATAAAGAACTTATAGTTAACACAAAAATAGAGAACTGGAAGTTTGTAAACAGAGTAGCTGAAGTTGTTCAAGTGCCTTCTGAGTTTAAATCTAATATAAAGGTTGGTGATAAAGTTATTATACACCAAAACGTGTTTAGAACATTTTATGACATAAGAGGTGAAAAGAAAAAAAGTAGATCTTTTTTAAAAGACGATCATCACCTCTGCGCTATTGATCAAATATATTTATATAAAAACAAAACTGGTTGGCACACTTTAAGCGAAAGATGCTTTGTTCAACCAATTAAAGATAATAATGATTTAACGCTTCAAAAAGAAAGAAGCCTTACTGGTATACTAAAATACGGTAATAAGTCGTTAGAAGATCTTAGTGTGACTCCTGGAGACGTTGTAGGTTTTAAGCCAAACAGTGAATGGGAGTTTTTAATTGACGGTGAACGTCTTTATTGTATGAAATCTAATGATATTGTAATTAAGTATGAATGTAAAGGAGACGAAGAAAAATATAATCCAAGCTGGTCGCAAAGCGGTTGATGAGCTAATTAAAGTAGCTAAGGAACCTATTGTTGATTCAGATGATGATATTTCTGCTGATAGACTCAAGAACGCAGCTGCTACAAAAAAGCTAGCAATATTCGATGCTTTTGAAATATTAAATAGAATAGAGCACGAGCAAGATTTGTTAAACGATAAACCTAAAGAAGTTAAACAAGAAAAAACTTTTAAAGGTTTTGCTGAAGGAAGGTCTAAATAATGTACGAGCAAACTCTTTACAAAGTACTCGACGATCACATACAACCGCATACTATAGCTAAAAATAATAAAGCTAAAAAATGGAAGTATGGTTACAACGAAGATTACGATGTTATAGTTATTAGCAAAACCGGTGAAATAGGTGAAATATATGAAATACAAAACCTAAAAATAGCACTACCAAAAGCTAAAAATGTATACAAGTTTGAAAACAAAAAATGGACTCATATAGAATATCCAAAAGAGCTTTCTAAAATAAAGTCTGTGTTTGACTGGGAAGAATATCCTTTGGATTTTAAAGAAAAATGGTACGATTACATAGATGAAGAATTTAATAGACGAGAACAAGGATTTTGGTTCTATAATAAGAATTTGGCTACTTACATTACTGGTTCTCACTATATGTACTTGCAGTGGTCAAAGATTGATGTTGGGAAGCCAGATTTTAGGGAGTCAAACAGACTCTTCTACATTTTCTGGGAAGCTTGCAAAGCAGACGATAGATGCTACGGAATATGCTATCTTAAAAACAGACGTAGTGGATTTTCATTTATGGCTTCTGGAGAAGCAGTTAACCAAGCAACGATATCAACAGATTCTAGATTCGGTATACTGTCAAAGTCGGGACCTGACGCTAAAAAAATGTTTACCGATAAGGTCGTACCGATATCAGTCAACTACCCTTTTTTCTTTAAGCCAATCCAAGATGGTATGGACAGGCCTAAAACAGAACTTGCATATCGTGTACCCGCTACAAAGTATACGAGACGAAAGTTGGAAACAAATGAAAAGCTACAAGACATATCGGGACTTGATACTACCATCGACTGGAAAAACACTGGAGACAATAGTTATGACGGTGAAAAACTAAAACTATTAGTTCACGATGAAAGTGGTAAATGGGAGAAACCAAATAATATATTAAACAACTGGCGAGTAACGAGAACGTGTTTACGATTAGGTAGTAAAGTAATTGGTAAATGCATGATGGGTTCGACGTCTAATGCTCATGACAAAGGAGGAAAAAACTTTAAAAAACT